GGGATTCAACCGCTCGACCTTGAAAAGGCTAGGCCACGTGCCTAACTTCCATTTACGGTAAGAATGCAAACCAAGCGCGAACCGGTATTGCTTGCCCGCCTTGGCTTCGAAGACCTCACTAGGGTGCGACGAAGAATAGGCACCGGTCGGCCACAAATCCTGCCAGCTAGGCGCTTGCGTATTACCCGTGATAAACCGCTCGTCCGTAATAGCGGTACCACCCTCTGGCCGGGACTGATACTTCAAAAACGCGCCTCCCGCGTCTCGGCCCGATCCCGATCCCTCCGGGTAAAACTGAAAAGCGACATTCCATGAAATCGCGTACAAGCCAGGGGGAAAGGTTTGCCACCCCGTTTGGGCGACAACAATCGAGTCGAAGCCCGCCGGGTGCCACAAGTCAGGTATCACCGTGTAAGCGGCGAGCGAGGAGTTCAAGCTAATAACCTCTTGCAAATCTAGGCCGCCCACCTTGAGCGAGTCCACCGCCGCCTGGCCCGTGATCGTCAGTTCACGCCCGGACACTTCGCCCTGCGGGCTCATGTACGCCGTGACCGTGCCTGCCTCGTCAGCTACAGAAATGAAGCGAGCTCCGTCGGAGGTCAAGTTCAAAGCGGTTGCGCGCTTATCCCAATCAGTCGGTTTAATCCCCGCCTGTTTCTGTTCCGGCGTGAGCGGGTGGTAAATCGTCAGCCCGCTAGAAGTCCAGCGTGCGTTATCGCCCGGGATAAGAATATCTACTGACGCGGTGCCCGCCTTGATACGCATGCCGGACAGTTCGCCCACCGTGGCCTTATTAATGTCGATAGCGCTAACAACGCCGTCGCCCGGCTGAACGGATCGCCATGTTTTGCCGTCAAAAAGTTTCGGCACCGAGCCGGGCTTAAACCAAATGATCTTCTGGCCGCTCACCGTGGCGGGCTGATAGTCAGAATAAGCAACCAGCGCTTTACCGTCCGCGCTGGTTTGTGCCTGTTGAGCCGCCGTCATCGCGTCCTGTGCTTGCTTCGCTAACTCGTCCGCTTTAGCGCGGGCCGCGTCCGCCGCAGACTGAGCCATGTTTGCTAAACTAGTCGCCCCGTCAGCAGAAACCTGAGCCTGAGCGGCCGCGTGTGCCGCCTTATCCGCCGCCGCGTTCGCGCCCCCCACTTCACTCCGCATATCGTCCATAGACTGCTGAAAGTCCTGCGACGTGCTTATTAACGCGTCATACGCGCCTTGCGCGTTTTGTGCCGCCTGATCTGCCGCCGCCTTTGCGTCCGCCGCCGTGCCCCTTAGCGCTTCGTTTTCTAATCGTTGTGCTTCCTTAGCCGCATCCAACGCCGCCTGCGTGAGCTGGGCCGCCGTCTCCGCATTCCGCGCCGCCGCCTCTGCCGCCTTGGCAGACGAATCAACCACAACAATGCTTTCGCGCGCCATCTCTAACGCTTCTTGAGTGGCCGCGGTAGACACAGATACGCCCCCCACAGGAATGTCATCGGATTCCATTCCCGCAAGATTACGGATCGCGACATAAATCTCATATCGTCCGGAAGGTACTTCAACCGTCTTTGAACCACCCGTCGGCGCGGTAATACTCCCAAGATAATCGGTGTGGTCACCAACGGTCGCGTAGATACGCAAGCTTTCAAAGTCGTTCGGCAGAGGAGTGGCTGCAGTGCCGTCCCAGGTGACGGTCAACGCGGTCCCGCCCTGTACCGTGACTCCTGTAGGGTCTGGAGGCTGAACACCATCTACCGGCTTCGGCTGCCACGACCCGTCGACCTGACGGCCAAGAACCAGGACTGTCTGACCATCTGCGTCACGCACCTCAACACTGCCTTGGTCAACGCTAGACCACGGTAGCGAAGGTGACGTCTCTAGGTCCGAGACACGCCTAGATAGGTCATCAAATAAGCGTGCCAGCTCCTTATGAGAATTCACGCCAACTCAACCTCCAAACTAACCTCTCCAGTACCCGCAGAACGGTCAACACCCAACACGCGCACCCACTGGTCGAACTCACCCAAAACCCGCAGTTCGTTACCCGGCCTGATAGACGCGACAGGCGCCAAGGGGCTATCTAAAAGCTTGACCTGCTTATAACGAGCGTTCCCATCTTGAGCTGAAAGAACTCTCCGCGCTAAACGCCCCGCAACATCGTGAGACGTCACCTTCTTATCCGTATACCGCACGCACCTACGCAACTTGCCAGTATCTGCCGTAACAGGTCCGGTACGCACCATTTTCGACCCCTCGCCAGCACCCCACACCGTGACAGCCGAAGCGTAATCTTGCCCGTCCATAACCCATGACGGCCTGACGTGAGCATTCACACCAACTTCAACACGCAGGTCATGACGTCTGACGTGAAAGTGATGGTCATAGTCCAGGAACCGTGCGACGCGACCGTTCTGCCACTCGACGCGTTCTAGGAACTCGACACCAGCCTCTTCCTCCATACGATGAATCACACGAGCCAGGTCATCATCTGTGTACGGTTCCAACGTGAAGGGCTTCGCTTCATGATCTCGCTTATCAGTCTCAACCCAACTGACACGCCACTTACCGTCAGACGTCTTAACGGGCGTCCCCTTATTAAGCTTCTGTGCTGCAGCTTTCGTCGCGTAGGTTCGCGACTGGTTCCGCTTCACGGTCTCCGTCCAGGCTTTTTCACCTACTCGCACAGTCGACTTCAGGGACGATACCGATACGTGAAGATTCCCGTCCGGGTAGGACTGCAAGGTGCTCCAAATGTGGCGTACGACGTCCAACGGATCTACTTGGATACGGCTCCACACGTCTTCAACCCAAGGCTGGCCTTTAGGGTAAGCACTGAACCCGGTGCATTCCACTTCAACCCCTTGACGCTGGTTCTCGATTCTTGTGACGATCCCTCCAGTAGTTAAAGCCCCGTTCTCCTCAACCCACACACCGTGGCGCCACGGTTCAAGAGGGGACACGAACTCACCCACAAAGAACCTTAAAGACGCTGGACGACTCAGACTAGTGGACCAGTGAACATCTTGGTAAGGAAACCCTGCCTCCCACGTGGCGCCCGTAAGCAGGTCTTCAACCACTAACCTCATAGGGCAGTACCTCTGAAAGTCCACTTAATAGTTCCGGCACTCTGATAATCCAACTTGACGTTTCCGCCACTTGTGACAAGTCCAGCCAGACCAAGAGTCACGGTGTCGCCCCTGAACTTTGACACGTCCAACGTGCCAGCCATATACAACGATTGACGCAGATTGTAATTAACCCACTCAGATCGTTCATGAATAATGATGCCGTTCTCACTCATATCTGCATCGCGCAGATTGTCCTTATCCCGCGTGGCGAACACTCTGACGCCTGCGACCATTCGAGACGCAGTGACCTCGATACGGACACCATTCATTGCGATTTCCACGATTGCTTCTGACGCCCAATCGGGAACCTTCGCGCTCGTCCACGTGACCGCCTTATAAGAGGTGCCAGCAGCGCCAAACGGCATTTGGTCGCGTGGTGTAGACACCACCAACCCAGTTTCTTCTAGTGGCACAGCAACAGTTCGGAGGTCCGTAACCATTCCTGCTGTCACGCCACCCGACCCTGCTGGAACGTTAAGCCTGGCCAGTACGACATGCGGGTAAGAGACAGGGGCAGTCGTTGCCTTAGCTCCAACACCCTGCACTAACTCCAACCGCGCAAAGTCGCCAGTACCTTGCCCGCCATACTCTGGGTCATCGATACGGATAATGACAAGGTCGGTACGTGCACCCCCACCAGGAGCGGGCACTTCCACCGTTGCATTCGCTACATTCTGAGCAACGTAAGACTGTCCGGCAGCACCCGCATAGGTAGACACGATCACAGCCGCTCCACCTGCTACCGTCACATTGAAAGACCCGTTCGCAGTCACCTTCAGGTCAGTAGGTCGAACCACGCCTTGAGCGCCACTAGTAGCCGCATACGTTGCTGTCCTAGCGACTGCAGCTGAGTGGTAAACGCCATCACCCTGAACCGCCCAGGGCACTGCTTGCATAACCATTAGAACTCCTTAGATAGTCGCGTAAGCGTCGCGCGTCCAAACGTCGACACTTCCAATGTCTGAATTCCCGTCGCCCACCGATATTAAAACCGGATAGTCCCCAGGAGGAAGTAGCAAGTCACTGAACCGCACTCCCGCTCCCAACAACATGTGGGCGGGGCGACCGTCATAGGTTTTGACTGTGCGGGCACGGGAGTCCACCTCTATCCAAGGAGAAGGAACTACGCCAGTGAACGGTACACGCACTTTGCCTATAGTCACCACCGGATCTTTAACCGGCCCATATACGCGTATGCGGACCGGAGATGGCACTTCGCCTTTAACCTGCAGAGTCCCACCTTTAGCAGCGTCCGCCGCGCTTCCTTGCATGACGAGTGGAAACTCTGCTGGAAACACGAACCCGAACTTCACGTTAGGCTTGTGCGACACTGCCGACACTTTTCGCTCCGCACCATAAAACCAGGGGGACGACATTTGGAACGTGGCTCTCACCCGCAGATATCGGAAGTGAATACCCGAATGGAGATCACCTATCTCAAACCCGCGAGGGCGACCAAAAGCAACGACTCTACGGTTCGCAATGTTCAACGTCATCGCAGTTTCGCTAGTACGGTACTTCTCCCATTCGGACCGTAAACGGCGCACCAAGTTGAACGTTTCCTCAGCGGAACTGGTCCTGGAAACGCCGATATGCAGGTCAACTTCGGGAGATGCCACCAGGTCGCGACCGAGGTGCAGTATTGACGTCTGCTCATCTTGAAAATCGTCGTCAAACACGCTGCGACGAGGGACAACCACGTCTTCGAGCGTGTAACTGGTGCCCGTGCCCAACTGGATTTCACCGACTGTGACGTTCACCGTCGCCATTCCATGCTCCTCATTTCACGCCCGAACTCCCGAATAACCTTGTCCACCATTTCTTCAGTTGAAACCCCACCAATATTGAGAGTGTTCACCGTTGGTGCCGGCACGTTGTTCCCGACGTAATGAACAGGCTGCACGCGCCCACCAGTGGCAAACTTTGGTGCCCTACCTTCCCTCACAAGACGCCGCAACCTCTCAAGGTTGGCGTGGCCACCAATCTTCAAAACTTCCTCTGCTGTCCAAACATGCTCACCATTTGACAGCCAGGCGGGGATAGAATCGGAAGTTGCGGTTCCGGGGCCGATCACCGGTCCGCCGGTTGCTAGTCCGATTGCGCTTTTGACTGTGTTCCAGGCAGAGCCGACTTTCTGTGCAAATATCGACACCGTGTGAGCGACGGGCAGGTTCGCCATCCATGTGTTAACAGACCCGGTCATGTTGTCCTTAGCGTTGACCGTGACTGTGCCATTCCGAGTATCTACATAACTCACAGCGCCGTCGGTTTGTTGCATAGCCGGACTGGTATTAGCACCGACAGTGAACGCATACTCGCTTGACGCCTTAGAGGTCACCCCGTCAACCTTCTGGTCAGCAGAACTGGTATCAGCATCAACACCGACCGTTGCAGGAGTGTTCTCAGCGGTCTCTGAGACTTGCGCTTTGAACCGTTCAATAGTCTCGGGCGGCAGTTCAATACCTGCGTGAACTAGAGCTTCCTCAATGCTCATGCCTTCGTTGATTGCAGCAGAGAACTTGCGCGCGGCTTCCGCGCCGTGAGATTGCATAATCTCACCTATAACGCCCATGACTGCTTCCGACTTGAGTGCTTCGGCGAAGGCTTCTGAAGACCCTGTGCCCGCGTCACCAAACAGTGCGTTCAACCTGTCGAATGCAGCCGTGTTACCTTCCGCACCGTCAACGAGGTCCTGCACGATCTGTGCCCCCGCCGGCCCCATCTCCATCAACTCAGCGAAAGCGGCTCCCGACAAGGCGCCAGATTCGACAAAAGACTGCAAGACCAGCATGTTTTCCTGCCAGTTTTTCATTGCTTCGACTTGCTTTTCGATCCCTGACAGCCAGTCTCCAAGACTTGTATACGCTTCGCCCGTGTTCGCTGAGAGGTCAATGAACGAGCGTGATAGCTCGGAGACGTGACCCACCCACTCTGCCATTTCTTCTTGCGTCATGGTCATAGCGCCACCCCAACGATCTACGGTCGCGGCAGCGTCCATCATCGCGGCGTCTTGGAGTTCGACAGCGCCAGTCGCTTCGTCAACCACCGGCACTAGTTCGCCTTGAGCCATTTTCAGAAGCATAGTTTCGTCCGCGTCGAGTCCTGCGGCAGCAGCCTGTCGTTTCAGTTCATCTGACAGCTCCGGCATTGCCCTCAGTAGATCTGTCTTTGCTGCTTCATCGTCACCTAATGTGTCAGCTATAAGGCGGAACTGTCGGGCAACGTCCTCAATGTTGCCTGAGCTTGCCATCTGCGCAAACGTCTTGTCATAGTCTTTGAGCGCGTCGCGAATCTTTGATTCACCAGCGCGAATATCCAGACCAACTAGGCCAGCCAGCCCTTCAGTGAAAGATGCAAGACTACTGGTCGCCTTATTCCACATCGAGTCGTCGTTGATCCAGTCCAAAGCACTCTTAAACGACTCGGTATCAATATCGAACTGTCCACTGAACCAGTCTGTGAACGGATTGCCAGTAGACCTGACCTCCTGAAACAGTGAGGAGAGCGAGTCTCCGGACTGTTCAGCTTCCAACAATCGCCTTGAAAGTTCACCAGCGTCGATACTAGTTTCAACCATTGACTTGCCAACTGCGGACAAGGTGCTTAACAGTGCTAACCAGCCGGCCACTTTGCCAGCTTTTTTACCGACACCAAAAACCTTACTACCCTTCGTTGCAAACGTGTCAAACGTGGCAGAGGAAACTAATCCCAAGGTCTTCAGCGTCTCCATCAGTTCCGCAAACTTGACGACACTGTTCACAGCAAAACCGCCGGCAAGCATGATTCCACCACCAAGCAGGCCGATGCTCGTGAGTGCTCCAGCTACAGGCTCCGGCATGCTGCCTATCAGTTTCGCTAGTTCCGAGATGCCGTCTGCCGCAACTTGCACTGCAGGCAGTAGGGAATCGCCAAACGTGATTGCAGCGTCCCGGATATTATTCATTGCCAGTGTTCTACGTGACGCGGTCGTTTGGAAACGTCTCGACGCTTCTTCTTCGAGTGCAATGTTCTCTTCATACGCTTGCCGCGCAAGCTGCATGTATTCGCCAACCTGGTCGGCCATTAGGGCGGTCGACCCTAAAGTACGCTGCATTTGAGCGTCGGTCATGCCAAGCTGACGCATGATCGACGTCGTATCCTCCCCAGCTTCTTGAAGCTTGCCGAAACCTTGCAGGAAGCTGACCACGGCACCGGAAGCATCTTCCTCCCACGCTCTCCGGAACTGCTCCGCAGTCATTCCGGCAGTCTCAGCAAACGTTTGCAGCTTGTCGTTACCGCTACGCGAAGCGTCACCCATCGTTTGGAAGAGCTTAGAGAACGCTGTACCACCAATCTGTGCGGAAACACCAGCCGAGGTGAGTGCCGCACCCCACGCCAACACGTCGGAAGAACTCATCTGCGCTTGACGGCCAGCGGCAGCCAGACGCAAACCAGTCTCCATGATTTCCGCCTCTGTGGTTGCAGTATTATTGCCCAGTGCCACGATGGTGGCACCTAGCCTGTCAACCTGACTGATAGGGTGCCCCATGATGTTACTGAACCGAGCCATGTCCGTCGCGGCTGATTCAGCAGTCATGTTCGTGGCTTCGCCGAGCATGATGAGCGTCTTCGTGAACTTAGCAACATCTTGACGCTTCACGCCAAGCTGTCCTGCACTCTCCGCGACCGCAGCAATTTCTTGGTGAGTGGCCGGAAGGACGTCACGCGCCAAACTTCGCAACTGATTTTCCAACACGCCACCAAGGTCAGCACCATCTACGGTTTTAGCAACACCAGCCCATGCAGACTCCCAGTCTTCTGCAGCTTTGATTGCCATACCAGACGCTGCTGTGGCAATACCACCCGTCACCATGAGTGTCTTGCCTAATGCCGTCAGGTCCGCCGAATGGTCACGCACCCACTGGGCGTCAGTCAAGTTCTTTCGAGCACCACTAGCAATGACTGAGAAACTATTGACGGCTGTTCTCGCGGTGTTATCAACCTTTGTCCCGAAAGACTGAACGGCAACACCTGCACGTTGGAGTGCTGTCTCCAACCCGGTAGCATTGCCGTCGATCGTCACTGAAAGGTTATAGTCACTCATTAAGCACGTCCTCAATCGGCCTTAGCGTTATGAAGGTGCCCGGCTGCGGCTTGTCCAGCTGCTGTTCCAACAGTCCAACCAGCTCACACCCTCTACATGTGGTCACGTCAGCCACTAGCGCATTCCTATCTTCTTCAAAATCAGACGGGCGTGTTCCACATCTGGAGCACGCCTGTCGTTTCCAAGATGCATACTCAAGCGCTTTGATTCGGTCAAGACCGGTCCAGGTTCCATCGCCACCCAGAAACTGTGAATGGGGGATACCCCACTGGTCACACAGTTCTAATTCGGCTCTAAAAACTGGGTCGGTCTTTATCCTTTTCCCACAGTTTCCCACTTAACTGTCGGAGCGTCGTTGACCTGCAATGCGGCGGCGAACAGTTCGTGCCAGTCTCCCGCAGATAGTGCCTTATGGAGACCTTTAGCATCTTCGACCGTCATGCTGTCACCCGTCTCCACGAAGGCGCCATCTCGTTTCTCAACGTCCACATGACTTGCCGCAACCACGGCAGGCGCGAAGGAATCAACGTTGATTTTTCCGTTCGTGTCTGAATGGTCTAACCGTAGTCGGTCCATCACGTCGGCAGGAAGGCTACGGAAGCGGAGATGAATAGTAGCCTTATCCAACTCCGCTTCCGCAGCTTCTACAGCTTGAACCAGGTCCGTGACACGGTTCGTAACCGCTTCGGGTGTGACGTCCTCACCATCAGTCTCAAGTTCCTTCGCAGCTTCTAATCTGCCCGCTACGAGATTAGTTCTAGCAACCTGAACTTCGTCGACCTTACTCGGGTCAACAATGACACTCACGGTTGCTTGAGCGCGGGGACGTTCCCGCAGTTTGGCAAGCTTATCTTCCCACGTCATGCTGTCGGTACCTTCAGGTCCTCAGCAGGCTCGCCAGTCACTGCGAACGTGACGGTGAAAGTTGCAGGGTCAGACGAGGAAACCGTGATGTTCGCGGAGCGTGAGCCTACACGAACTGGATAGCAGAACCCGGAAGTGTCGCCCTGCTTCTGTCCTCTCGGATAGATCGCGATATACCCCTCCGTGTCACGCTTGAAGATCGTTTCAAGCTCGTTCGAATCAAGGTCCTCATAGAACTCGATAGTCGATTCAGACGTTTCGAGATTGCCCGGAATGCTCGACTCGTGGCGAGAGCCAAGGTCTGGTGTGGGAATGCGTCCGACCGTGGTATTGAATCCGGAAATGTTCCGAATGAAGCCAGACAAGTTTTTACCAGCTTCAAGTTCTGCTTTAGTAGGCCCGGTCGACATGTCTGCAACCGTGGTAAGGAAGTACACTTCTGTGACTCCCGGACGTACGAAGCGGTTCTGCTTAGTGGTCATTTTTTGCCTTCCTCCTTGGCTTCATCCTTCTTATCCTTGGCTTCATCCTTCTTAATTTTCCAACCTTGCTTAGCCCATGCTCGCGCTTGCGCTTCGTCTAGCACATCCGCGTCAGCCTTCAGGTCAGGGTGCGTAATTTTAATCATGATGTCCTCTCATCAGCGCACGGCAACCCTTATTACAAGTGTAGCCCAACCATCTAACGTTTCCCCTACAGGAATACCATAAGAAATAATCTGTACACCCCAGCTCCCAGTTAAAGAGTCCAACACGCGATCATGAAGCTTGTACGCTTCTTCCCAGTCGGTTCCGGTGCACGTGATCTGGATTGAGACTTTGCCCGAAACGCCACCTAGATCCAAAGCTTCTATTATCCCGTTTAACGGACTTAAAACAATGGAAGGAGGAGAGGGAGGGGGAACCTGGGTTGAGACGCTTAGATCATCAGGTAGAGCACGTTTCAGCCGCGTTAAGGCTTGACTAAGAGATGGCATAGCGTTACTCCTCGATAATTTCGCGGATAGACCGCTGAAACACAGGATCAACCGTGTCCACAGCCGGCTGAACGTGTGGGCGCGGATGCTGATTAAAAACCCGCCCAAGTCGATCAGGACCAGTGAAACCATATTCGAGCCGTCGGCCCTGGGGTGCTGCCGTCCCAACCACAGCTTGAACTCGAGCGCCCGACTGTCTCACCTCATGTGTCCACGAAGACTGATAGTGCCCCGTAACAACACGCGGCTTATCGAGACCTACAGGCGAGTCCGCTTTCACCATGTTCGCTTTAACCGCTGTCTCCAAAAGGTTCGCGGCATCAGACACCGCGCGATAAACAGCCGCCACTGTCCGAACCCGTTTCACCTCCAACTCTGCCTGGAGCTGGCCCGAATTATGAGATAGCAACTTCTTTAACCTCCGCCATAATCAAAACCTGGAACGAAGACGCTGGCGGTTGTGAAACTACCCTCCACTCCCGGCCCGAAAGAGCTGGCGGACGAACCGTGGAAAGTCGCGAACCAGTAACCTTTATCCGATCACCGACACGCAAGCCCGGCCCGTCCCAAGGCAAAAGTATTCTCCCAACGTTAGCCGACTGAGAAGGAACAAGCCCAGGGGTGAAAGTGCTCCCTTCGGGGGGTGCAGGAATTAGCGCAGCAGGCCCACTCCACAGCTCCTGCCCGTCTCGAGAAACAGACACCACGTCGGGCAGGAACTCTTCGCCGATAGTGCGTAGCCCAGAAACATCAAATACCACGGTTCTTCAACTCCGAAAGTAGCGCCCTAGTGAACGCGGCGGGGCCTTGCCCTACGCCACGCTGCAGGACTGACTGTTCGATCTCTTCGGGATCAATATCGCCAAGGCGTGACAAAGTCCCGGCTTCAACGTCTCCCTCGACCTCCACGAGGTTAAGGACTGGCGACAGCCAGACCTGGACACCGTCGGGGGTGGCGTCTAACGCAAACGCTTTCAGGTGACTCCTAATATCGTCGCCATCCAATAGGATCTGGGAGACTTTCCCACGTTCCACTTTCAGCACCAAACGACTGAACGAGTTTTCCACAGGCTTACTCATGCTCCACTACTACTTTCTTCTAATTCTAGTTCTAATTCTGTATCCGTGACATAACCGTTACGTAACGGCGTTACGTCAACTTCTTTCTAGCTTTCTCCAACCGATCGGAAACATGGCTTAATCGTTGAGAACTAGAGGAAACCGCTCGACTCGATAGAACCCCCTCAACCCTGCTTAAACGATCCAAATCTTCTTCAAAATCCTCCAAGTTTTCTGGCAAAAATTCCTCAAAATTTTCCCGAAATTTGTCAGGAATAGGCAAGAAACTCCTGCGACAGTTAGGGTGTGCAAGCGGAAACTCCCGCGCCTCTTCTAATGTTCGCAAAGTGCCATTAGGCTTATCTGAATCCTTATGAGACACCCAGCCACAATCCATACCATCCGACACCAAAACCTGGCTCACATTTTCTTCCGAAGCCTTATTCAATGTGCCCATGTTGAATGCGACCTTCCCCTTAGTTCTTGCCGCCATTCGGACATATTCTCCCACCGCATGGTGAGACCCGTCTCGATACACGATCGCGCTAATTCTGTATTTATCCTCAAGGAGACGACGGAAATCCCTTGCAGACTGTTCAGCCGTGCCGCCTAACGCTTGCCAAGAAAGAGTCTCTCGAGCAGCCTTGCGAACAACTCTTGCGAAACGTTGAGACGTGCGGCCCGCAGCTTCACTAGCCGCTAGAAAGTCCGAATAAGTGTCCGTGGCTAAAGCTTCGACTGCGTCTCTATGAAACAAAGTCCAACGAACCGGGCGCCGCAACCTGTTGCCCGCATATATGACACCCGCCCCATACTCGCCCGCGACCAGGGTAGACAAATCAGTAGCACCTACCTCGGCGACATCTTGAAAGTCGGAAACAGCGGCCTGCAATTCGCGCAAACGTTTCAACGCCTGCTCCTTGGGTAAACCCTCTTCGACCAAGGAAAGAACAGCTTGCCGTTCCTTCTCGACGCGATCCCACGCATTTTCCAGAGCCGCTGCGATTCGCTTTGCCTGTAGATCTGGATCAGAAACCGGCAACGGCGGCCACTCATACACGACGCCACCTGTCCGCAATGTGGAAACCAATGCTAGACGAATCCGACTCACCGTCTTGCGGCAGAGCACGCAAACGCGATATCTCGCTATCTATCGCTGCAACGTTATCCCTCATGCTCACACTAAAAGCCCCAGGAATAGAAACCGAAAGGGGCTGCGCAATGAGCTTTTGCCGGCGCTTAACAAGAATCGACACCGCCGCGTCACGCACTGAACCAAACTCTGTAACAACCGTTTCAAACTCGGCTCTATCAATATCGCCCAGAGTACCCTGAGCCCACTTCCACTGACTGTCCGAAATCACTTAAACCCTCCCAATAATAGGTACGAAAAAGGGGAGGAGCGCCAGCAGGACAACGCCCCTCCCCTGCAACCACGGTTCAAGAACTAAGACGGGAGAACCGTGGCGGCTACGATGCCTGGGGTAGCGAGAACAGGCATCGCAACAGCTGATGTCTTCGTCGTGACCGCAACCGGATCGTGCTCAAACTGCCGTGTCGCGACAATGCCCGGCGCGTTAGCTGCCGCAAGACGCGGATTGCCAGACGTTTGTAGCGCAAGAGCTTCCGCAGTTAGACCCATCTGAGTGGTCCCGACTTGCGGCACAGCGTAGACAATCTGATTGTCCGGGAGAACGCGGGTCGGAGATCCGTCTACGAAAACACTCTCGTCATACACCGTAATCCTGGGAAGTCCCCACCGGTCACGAACCGCATTAACCTCAGCAGGAGCCAAGACTCGACCGTCAACAGACTGTCCGAAATAGTCGGCTCTATAAGCTTGCGAAGCCGCAAGCGCATTCATCACGCGCCTAGAAGCAATAGCGACAGACGGGACACCTAGAGAAGCCTGGGCAAGCACGTCCATCCAGCTAAGCTCATCCTTCAGGATCGTCGCTTCCGGCTTGTCCCAAGTAGCAGAAGGCGAAACAATCTGCTTACGCGGAACCTTGAAGTCAACTACAGAGTCAACCCCATTTTCCTTTATCGTGATCTTGCCGGTAGAAAGCAACTGCCCAGCCGCCAGTTCAAGACGAGACTGGATTGCGAGCACCTGATTCTCGATATTGTCGAAAATCGAAGCAATAATCTCGGCAGAGTCCGCACCAGCCGCAGCGTTTTGCAGCAGGATCTGAGACTCCTCGATAGGCTCCTTAGCGCCCAGGGGAGGAAGATACCCCTCAGCTACGGTGCGCTTCCCCGAGGTAGACAGTCGGGGAGTCGGAGCGTTGAAAGCCCGATACTTAGCGACAGAAACTGTCACGTCGTTGCGAGCAATCTTGTACTTAGGTCCGCGCACAGTCTCATAAGGAAGCACGAGACGAGTGAGCACAAATCGATCCGCCAGCGGAACCCTACGAGCAAATTCCGTGGTATCCAGGTCGGAAATCTTATCCAGAAAAGCGTCAATCATGCTAAACCACCCTTACCGATACTCGATCAGCTTCGGTGCTTCAACGCCCTCCACGAGCGCACCACCAGGAAGCTTCTTGGAATCAATAATTCCATGCGTCATCATGGCAGCCACCTGGGCGCCTGACGCTGGAACTGTCGCAAAAAGATGCCCAAGACAGGCGTCTCCAGTAGTAGACGCGGGCACAAATGCTCCATCGGTCCCAACCTTCAATGGAACACCCGCGAGAATATACTTCTTATCCGCCGAGAGGTACTTGGCAGCCGTGAACTTTGCCGTATCCAGCGTGATCGTCCGGTTATGCTCACGATCTACAGCAATCACCCAAGGACGGTCATCTCCGAATTCGACTTCTGTAATAGCGGGATTATAATCAGCCATTACTGTCTCCAATCATTGAAAACTTGCAAAAACCCGCCCTTATTAGGGGCGTCCACCAGTCGTTCAGTCCCGACCGTCAGGACCGCCGAACCTCTGCTTAGCGGCTTCAATTCCGAACGCTCCGGGCACGGTCTCGTGAGACTGTGCTGCCGGAACACCTTTAATCTCCGGTTGAACGTTCTTCGACGTGAACATTCCCGGGTACCGCTTCTGCAGATCCGTAACACTTTCATCAATTGACGTACGGTCAACCAGCTTCAAAGCGTCTTTAACATAACCGTCCTGAACTCCCGCGTGAACGAGAGCTGACTCTAAGCGCACCTCCTCCTTCTCCTTTTCGAACTCGGCACGCTCTTCATCCAAACGCTTACGGTCGGCTGCTAGATCCGCTTCAGCTTGAGTCCTTGCAGACTGCTCTGCATCCCGTCCAGCTTGGACAGCTTTGGTGAGCTCGTGAACGTTGTCAAAACCCAAACTCTCTAGAAGCTCACGACGACCTTTTTCAGCGCCTTTGCCGCGAGCGTCCGCAAACATCTTGTCCAGGTCTTCCTGCTTGAAAGTAACGTCAGTCAATTTCTCTAATCCCATGTAACCTTGAAGTGTAACCCTACAAGACTAGATTACAACACGACGGAGGAAAACAGTGCGACCCGACGAAATAACCGACGAATTCAAAGCGAAGATGGCGTTGATGGACAACCCGGACCTAGACCCGGCAGACGTAGAGGAGACCGACAATGACAACAGCAAGTAAAGTCCTCGAAGTCGCCCGAGGCGAGCTGGGGTATAGCCGTTGGAACGACCCGGCGGCGGGCACGAAGTACGGGCGTTGGATGGCCGAGCTCACCGGCCAGGCATGGTTCGGAACTTCCGGCGTGCCTTATTGCAATATGTTCACCTCATGGGTGCTTGCTAGGGCGGGCGTGAAAGAACCCGCCCCAGGCCATTTCGCCTACGTGCCTTCTACGATTAAGGAATACGCAAGGCAAGGCCGCCGCCTGGGCAACCCGCGCAACGCCGCGCCCGGCGACCTAGTGTGTTTTGACTGGGACGATGACGGGATTGCGGACCATATCGGCATTGTCGAAACCAACAACGGCGAGTATTTGACCTGTATTGAGGGCAACACTTCCGGGTCGTGGCAAGGCTCCCAAAGCAACGGCGGCGGCGTCTACAGGCGCACCAGGTATTGGAATTCGGTTATCGCGATCTTGCGCCCTGCCTACACCGCCACAGCCACACCAACCCACACAAACGCGGTAACAGTGGACGGCTATTGGGGCAGTGACACTACGCGCGCCCTACAACGCATTAACGGCACGCCAGTTGACGGCGTTATCTCTAGCCAGGAGATCGCTAACCGCGACTACATGCCCGCCGCCACGAGCGGATGGGAATGGACAAACCACCCCGTCGGCTCGCAACTAATCGCCCGCATGCAACGCGCGTGGGGCACGTCCGCTGACGGGATCATGGGTCCCGGCACTATTAAGGCCATGCAGAAATACTACGGCGTGACCGTGGACGGCTACATGGGCGTCGAGACAGTCAAGGCCATGCAGCGCGCGATCAACCGCCAACTAGGAAGGTAAAAAATCATGGAAACCGAGCTAACTGTTGCCGCGTTGGCGGGGCTTATCGCCCCGTGGCTAACCGCGATCCTGACGCAGGTTGAACTTCGATCCTCGTACAAGCGACTTATCGCTATCGCAGTGACGCTCCTACTCGTGGGTATCGGCATTTTCGCTACCTACCAGCCAACCACATGGCAGCAGGTCGCCGCAGTCATTGCCGCGTCCATTGGCGTTATGCAGGTCGTATACACCGCCATGAAACCCGTACTCGATGCAGTAGAGCTCAAGATTAATCCGGGGGGTGATGGCGATGGGCATACGCGAAGTGTGGCAGATGAGAAGTAACCCAGTCGCTAAAGTCTGGTCTCACGTACATGAACCAAAATCCATTGCTGTCGCGATGAGCGCCGCATACCTGGCGACGTTTATCGTGGGCGCGGTCACGCTCAAAGGCGAAACTCAAGCAGTGGATTACATTCACGGCCTGTTCCTAGTCACGGGCGGAGCGTTCGGCTGCCCCACAGCCCTGTTCGGGTATTACCAGCTGGAACGCGCCGCGATCATGTCGAGCATCGCCGGCGTCATAACGTGGCTTGCACTGACCGGCCTAACAAGCACCGGCCTGTTGGGATTGATCGTGATCGTCTTCTTCGTTACCCGCTGGATACGGATAAAAGACTTTGATGTCACGCCCGGCGAGCCCGTAGTGAAAGTCAAAGGCATCACGAAATAGCAGAAAGGAAGCCGATAGTTGGACTCTCAAACGGTTTCCGCGATTCTCGGTTCCGGCCTAGTCGTCGCGATCGTGCCTAAACTTTTTTGGGGCATCGTCGAGTGGGTGAAAGGCCGTCCCAAAGCTAAACGCGACATGCAAAAAGAAATCACCGCCGAGTTGGAGCGTGAGCGTGTGGCGCATTTCGACGCGATAACTGCTTTGTATGACGCTCTGCGAGAACTACACAAGGCGGGCGTGGACCCCGCGATTATTGACGCTTTGAAGGATCGAGTCTCGGAGGATAAGCCGCGCAACGATTAATACGCGATAACGGCCCTCACCTGGCTATTTTGGCTGGGTGAGGGCCATTTTCTTGTATGCGCGGACATTACAAAACCTGTCATAATATGACAGGTTTAATAAAATTCTTGTTTTATGACAAACCGCGCCCGTGTTATTATCCTTCGTGTCAGATTGTTTCCCTGCGCTTGCGGGGATGACCCCATTTTCTCAATGTGGTTAGCAGTCTGACGTTATTTCTCCCTGCGGTTGCGGGGATAAAGTGCCCCGGCCTCACGAATGAAAAGGAGAGCCGGGGCACCGTTTTTTAGTCGAAGTTCTGCCACCCTATGGCGTAGCATTCCGCGCGCGGCCCGTGGAATTTCTCGTATGCCGCGTCTTCACCGTACAACGTGTCGAGCACATCGAAAATCCATGCGACTATGTCTTCATCAAAATCAAAGACAATCTGAATCGCACTATCGGGCACCGCGCAACAGCGCAGACCGTGGTAGCACGTAGCAAAAATCGTGAAAGCCTCACGATAAGCCGGATCAGTGTCGATTAGATCATCGTGATTGTCCGCGCCGCTTGTAATGGTCTGGTACGCATCCCGCATATAGCCCAGCTCATCATAATGGCTGTTGGTGATAATAATTCCGCGCTTCGGGTTGAAAAAGTCCGCGATGGTCTCACCCTCATGCTCGGCCACGTAATCGCGAAGCGCGCCCACGTAAGGCCGCTTATATGCGTGTGTCTGATGCTGTGGATCGTAGATTACAAAATCTTGAAGGCTCATCGTATTTTCTCCTTATTTTTATGCGTGGCTACCAGTCGCCGCGCAAAACCTCATTAACCCGCGCCTGAACAGCCGGGTACAAGTGGCCGAGGCGGCGTTGGCGTTCGCGACCGTTGCCGTAACGCCCGCGCATAACGTCGCGCGCATAGTCGTCAATAATCTGGTTTACGCGCTGTTGCACCGCGTCATAGTCTGCGCCTAGCGTGCGCCGCCGGTATTCGTCGTCGCCGTAATAGCCGCGCAAAACCATGTCGGCTTTCTCGTCTATCCGCTGTTTACTGTACGAACGCACGATTACGCCCCGCCGGCTGTAGGTTCGGTTGCTACGGGCACGAACTCGACATGGAGCCCCTCAGCGGCCAGCAGGACACCAACTATTACCGATAACGATTGGTGGTATTCCCAAGACTCGCCAGGATGCGCTTGTTCGTGCGATTCGCGGGTTTCGTAAACATTCACTTCCACGGTTTGCGGTTCATCGTCTGGTAGCGCGTCCAGAATAGTCTCCGCAATTTCAGTGGCTTCACCAACCATCTTGTAATACATGTGGTCGATTTTGGTGGCCACGGGCGGAATAATGTTGTACTCGCCCGTTTCCCACCGCCGCACAGTGCGCTGGTTCACTTCCATAACATCGGCCAGGCCAGTTTGCGGCAGCCCCATGCCTAGCCGCTTATATTTCATGTCGAACCGGTTCAATATTATTGCTCCTCTAGTTCCATAATGTCCACGATTTTAACGCGGTGGGCCCGCACGATTGCAGTTAAGCGCTTCATGAATTCGTATCGTGGCAGGTTCTCATCTAGCCCTAGCCTGTCGGCTAGAGTGTCGCGCTCTGCTTGTAGCTGGGCGCGGATCGCTTGAAACTGGCTGGGGTTTTCGCTGCTGGTCATGATGAAGTCGCAGGAGTAGCACCAAATTTCGTGCTGGTTCGCGTCTAGGCTGGTTGTCCCGCAGGTGGGGCATGTGGTGGTCATTTCAGTATCTCCTCGTGTGGTTAGGTGGTCCGTTTTGTCGTATTAATTCAGGTGTTCGCGTCGCTTGTTGTTCGCCTAGCGTAGGGCCGCGCCGCTATTGGTGCGGCCCTGTTTTGTTTGCTAGTCGAGCGCGTGCCTCATCGCGGCATCCCAGAATTCGCCTTCGTCTTCGGTGATGTAGTAGGGGTCTTCGCCTAGTTGGCGAGTTTCGCGTGTGCGTGCCACGTCGTAGGCGATGGCTTCGATGTCGTATTTGCCGTCTGAGCTGGCGAGGATTAGCTCGACGTCGGTGATGATGTCTTGGATCGAGGTTACGTAGCGCATTTTCTTGTTCCTTTCCGGTTAGGGCTTCTTTTCTTTGCCCTGTTACTTTCATTATATACCCTAATCTAGGGTGCGTCAAGTTATTTAGCGTTTTATTTATAACAAATAGGTAACAAACTACTGCGCTTCCGCGTCACAATCTCAACCACTCCTATCTCAATCGTTCAAGCCTGCGAGAATCTCGTGTACATGTTTCGGGTTTTCCCGGATAGCGTCCACAACATCACCGGGGATGTTGTCGATTAGGACCATGATGTTTGGATCGTCGAACGCGTCGCTCAACAGGTCCCACGTGAGGTGTTCTGCGACTTCTTCCACGTCAAACAAGCCTCCCTCGTTGTAGAACTCGTCGGCCTCTTCCTCAGACATGCCACTGGCAATATAGCGGTCGATAGTCTCCAACAGGTCCGCCCACCTGTACCAGTCCGGGGGATCATAGCGGCCCGCCGCCAGCTGGTTGAGCGTGCCTGCCCAACCGTCGCCCGGCATGTTACTAGCCCACCGGGGGGACACAATCAAACTATTAGGATCAGCCAGCGCCCTCCGCATTGTGCGGCTATCCCTATCCGCCCTTACCAACACCGTGAACGTTCCGTAATCGTTCATGCTTCTTCTCCCGTCTTGTTCTTCTGCCACTCAACATCGCCCGCCGCCCGCTCGCACAGGTCCGCCGCAGTCTCAGCCATGCCGCCTAACGACTTCCACCCGTAATACGGCCCGGCGCTATAACACTCATGCGCGCCCGTCCCTGTGTCCACGGCCACGCAAACCACCTCGAACACGTCGCCCGCCAACCAAGCGTCATAATCATGCTGCAACTGCCCAATGTAGTGATCGATCCCCTCACTGCGAACGCAATCGGCCACCCAAAACAGCCGCTCCGCGTCCTCCGCAACGCCAAGCTTGCACGTCTCCTCAACGGTGAGGAACCGGCCCCGGTTCATACCCACAACATGCTCACGCCCATGGTTGGCCACAAGCTCCTCATAATCTTCTCTAGTGAAGCACCCGGAACCATTACGCACCTCTTCAAACCCGTAAGCGCCTAGCACCTCCGTCACCATCACGCAGTCCAGACGGCCCACCCACCAATAACGTAGGATGCCGTCACGCTCGAACACGTGCACCTCGCCGTCCATCGGCTCCGGCGTGACCGGCAGGCTAATCTCGTCGTCTAGCCCGTCCACGTCAACCATTGTCGTAGTAACCGTTCGCACCGTTCCGGTCTTGTATTCCATGCTCATGACTTTCTTCCCTTCCCTTGTTCTCTCTCACATGCTTTGAATGATTCGCGCGCTCAACATGTCGGCTATGCCACACGCCTCTTCTTCGGACACGTACCCCCATAAGGGCTCACTCTCGCGCCATTCCGCCAGACCGTTCTTCAAGTCCACAACCACCACCATCACGCGGTTAACCCCATCGAGCTCAAACCCGCGATAGTCAGTTAAGAACTCTGCCGCGTTCCTGTATGGCCGTCCCGTCACTTCGCGCATCACCAGGAACCCCCGGCACTGTCCCGCGCCCGCCAGGTCTGTAAGCTCCTCCCAATCTTGAACCGGCTCGATACCGCCCGCGTCACCGAAAACACCCACCGCGCCACGGTCCTCAACAAGTTGATTTAGTTGGTCTAACTGCTCGGCCCCATCCTCGGCCTCGTGATACTCAACGTCCCAAAGATATTCCAAGTCCACCAGGCCCACGTCCGGATGTTCTTCACACCACCACACATACCCATAACGCCCATCCGCACACACTTCCAGCGTGTCCTCACCGTCAACGAATATGTGGGGAATCTCTACCGGTTCGAACCCGTCCACGCGCACAAACGCCCGCGAATAATCGCCCACGTTCTCGTACACGTCAAACCCGTTGTGCCCGAAGAGCGCGTCAACGCTCGCAATAGTCCTAGTAGCCATTTTGTTCACTCTCTTTCTCAACCGCGTTAGTCTGCTTAAGGTAGGTAGCTGTTAACGCTCTGGCAGATATCGGAGCTGAACGGCACCGCCGCAACCTCGCCGCCCTTCGACGCAATCACGCACTCCAAGCGTGTATTAATCGTGAGCGTAACCCCGTACTCATAGTTGTAGAAACGAAGCTCTACCCCCTCGTATCCGCCCGCTTGTGAGCTGATGAGGTACACGGTCCTTGCCGCGTCGATTAGCTCCGCCGTGTCGATCTTTGTGCAATCGTCCGGGCAAAGCTCATCATGCGCGGGAATCCACTCTCCCTCATAAAAGTCGGCGAAGTCCTTAGCGGTTGCAATAAGCTTGTTAGTCATTGTCTTTCTTCCTGTCTCTGGCCCAGCGTCTTTGCCGCGCCCCATGTCTTTAGTGCTCGTGCTGCTCAAGTATCAAAATGAACGAGGGGGGCCAGGCTTTCCAGCCCTCAGCCGCCGCTCTATCGGATCACGTACTGCCAAACCGCTCGCGGGTCGCTCGTAATCTCTTCAAACGCGCTCAAGCTCTGAAAGTCCTTGAAGAACTTTAGCCCCGCCTTAACTGTGCTTTCGTCTAGCTCGTGCCCGCCCTCCAACAGTGCGTCGCGCAACAGTGCGCGCAAGGCCCGCGAACCAGAAAACGCTTTAATCTCAACCACATTCTTAGAGGTAACGCGCCAGTCAAACCCCATGGGTGAAACGCCTAGCTTGTCCAGCATCACCGTCACCACGCCAGTGACATAGTCATTAATCACCTCCTGCATCTCATCATGCAGGCGCGTCTGATCGGGATTCGGGTAAGCCCCGTCGATGAACCTGGGCCACTCGACACGGGGGATAAACTGGTCTGACAACAGCTCTTGGCCCGATTCTGTGCGTGAAGTGATCCGCCCGAAACGGTCAAGCACGGTCTCCGTTTTTCGGGCCTCCATGACCACGGTCAAGCAACCTCGTTTGATCTCTGCCTTGAGGTGCACGCCCTCGCCCACGTAGATCGTTCTCATTTTCTTGCCCTTTCTAGGTGTTTTTTGTTGACAACTTCATCATAACAGAAGAGTTGGAGATGTGCAAGTATTAAAGCTTGACTACTTCCACACTCGTCCCAGCAGCAAAGCAAACTAGATCCAACGACAAAACGTCCACCAGCTCGGTCCCAACCGGAAGCAAACACCTCGACTCTGCAAACTCGTAAGCTCTCGCATACTCATAATCAAACGCCAAAAGGTCGCCTACCGAACAGCGAACCTCCCCAACAACGATTTCAGACGCGACCGACAGGCTTCCCGGAAGCTGGTCCCACTCTGATTGCAGTCTCGCCCGGACAGTATGCGAATCCACAGGGAGGAGCGGCGACCAACCCTCAACATGAACGACCCCCTGCTCGTCAACCCACACAGACACAAGGGGTAGAAAATTTGCGCGGCTGCGCGACATCTCCCGACCTTCAAACCAGGCGCCACATATGGCGCCCTGGCGGTACTCCAGCTCGAACCCAACGACAGCGGGCCAATCCCTAAAATACAGAACTCGCCGAACCTTGCCGTTTACCCTACGCTCCGAAAACTCCATGACACACCTAACTGAAACCCTACGAGACAAACTCAAAGACCAGCCGCGTGACGCTAAGCGAGATCGACACGCTCGGCCTATCCTTTCTTACGTGCACGCACGTCGGTTGCCAGCACAACCCAACTGGAATCAGCACGGGTCGCGGGCAACCTGCCCTCTGTAACCATTAGCCGGACGGCTTCTCGGGTCACTCCTAGATACTCCGCAGCCTGACCCAAACCCCACACTTCTGGAAGATGAGAACTGTATGCGTACTCTCCCGTTCCTACCGCCAAACTTTCGACTTGCCCCACAAGGTTTATGGCTCGCTCTACAGCAGTCAGAATAGTCGGAGCTTCAATGTCTAGTCGCGTACTCCACCCGATGTTCGTCTGGGTCACCTCTCCAACCTTCGGCTCGTCCTTGGTTGAAACAGTCACTGTAAACATTTTGGACCCCCTTCCTGGTTCGCTAGCTATTCTCACCATATCCGACAACTTGGACAACGCCAACCAGCGTTACCGGTTCGCCAACGCTAACAGCCAATCAGCATGACACAGAGCCCCATTCGGACACTCGCAAACCAAATCCTTTCCCCGCAGCGCATACACTGGAAACATGACAACAAACCTCAAATACGCCTGCCGTAACTCCCACGCAGCAAGGCGCTTTGAACCAAATTCTGCAACCCTTCGCGGCCCTCTAGACAAATCAGAAAACATTAACGCCCAAGACCTGACACGCCCACGAGGATCCCTAACGGGACGCAACCAAAACGGACACGCCCACACCGAATGCTTCCCAACATAAACCTGACCGTTCGACTTCTTCGGCAAAGTTCGTGTACATAACCTCTCAGCCACGACGCACCCTCGCTACTTCAGCCTCCAGCCGATACTCGTCACCCTCTATGGAAACCCTCACGCCGCTCGCAAGAACAAACCCTTCTCGCTCGAGTGACTGGACAAACCTCGCCTTAAAAGTGTCGACAATCGCCGGGTGACCCTGCTGGTATTGCTCACCCTTATACATCCAAGTCGCACGCGCAAACCCCATCCAACTAGCAAACTGCATCATTCTCACCCTTCATAAAATTCGAATTTTCAACCTTTGCCGACCGCCACAAATTTCTTGCCACGACCCCTCCGACCTAAAACAGTTCTTGAACTCAGCAAACCGAAAATCGGTGCCCCATATCTGACATCCATCGAAGGTGACGCGATCGAATAGAGTCCAAGAGAACCCCACGTTCTCGAAGAAACAATTCAGAAACGTAACCCTCTCCAGGCTCCGATAATCAAAGCTGACATAGCTGAAAAAACAGCCGTCAAAAACGACATCCTTGAGATTGTCCGACACCTCGCAAAACCGAATCACCTTCCCGCGAACAGTCTCTTTTTCCTCGAATTCAACTGCAGTATGCGGTACTGAAGCTCCACCGATTGAAGGAGCTGGCTTAACGCTCTGAACCCTCACGACCCCTCCAAGCGATCAATCCGATATAAATGCAGATACTTTCGACGTGAAGGAGCCACACGACACCAGCCCAAAACCCTTCCGGTTCGACAAGTACCCACAGAGCCATGCAGCAGACGAGCACCATTGCCGACAAGAACATCCCAACTGCATCCCACTGCACAGAAACCCTACGGGACAACGTTGAAAACATTACTCCAGCCCCCAGTCTTCCCAGCGGTCCTCGCTAAAACCTATCCAGTTGATAAGCTCTCCAACGCACTTAACTAGCTCTGGTGAAAGTGCGTATGCTGCCAACTCGCGGATCTCCGTATCCCACATTGAAGCAACCACGTCTTCCCACTTGATGGACGCAACAATCTCGTCAAACCGCTCCTGTAGCTCGACACCCAGGCCGTAGAGGATGCCCTCTACAAATGTTTCCCGGTCGCCACTGTAGGCGTTCAGGAAATCGTCCCTAACTTTATTCAACTTTTCCTTGCCAACAGCGCTCTCGAGGAACGCAACCGTTTCTTCTGTGTAGTCATAATCAAACACGTCTAACTCCTCCTGTGGAGGTAACGCTCTCGCGTTACCGGTTAAATGTCTTCAAGTATGCCCTTGAATCGCAGGGCGAATGCTTCTGAGATGCCTGTGATCGGGTCCGTAAACAGCTTCCGCATGATCGCGATTTCCGTGTCCTGAAGCTCCGTCCTCTGACGAGCGTCGAGGTAAGACGCAAGTCGCCCGTTGGTTAATGCGGTAGCTACGACATTGGCTGCAAGACGAGAAAAAGCTGTAAGGCTCGTTCCACCGTCGGGCGACAGTAGCGAGTAGTATCCCTCGTTCTCTAAATACATGGCAGCCTTCTCTGGGTCGAAACCAGCATCTTTAATATGCTTTAGCGCGTGAACTATGGTGAAGTCGCGAATTTCCTCCGCAGGGGGGTCTGTTTCTCTCCGTACCGGCCTATTGGCGTCATCTTGGGTGGAAGGTTGGGGGTTCCCTAAACCGTCCTTATACGCCCAAATGACGGCGTCGCGGATAGCGTGCTCAGGGGCTAGGTAGAACCGGCGACTCAGATCCACTACTTCTTCCGTGGATCTATTCCAAACCTCTCTCGGGAATGCTTCGGCCACGGTAGCTTCAGCGAACACTTTCGCCACAGCTCCGATCGTGAACCTGGCAATCGAAGCTCCCGTGCGCTCGCCGGGGGAGAAGTATCCGAGTCTTTGAAGGAGATCCATACTGTCGCGGATATCGAGCCCCTCGCGTTCAATGTGCTCCATAGCTGCGATCAGGTGAGGATCAACATTCGTCTTGTGCATTTGGCATGTCCTTTCGTGTTTTTTGTTGACGGTAAAAGCGCGCATCACGCTAACCTGCAAAAGCTACAACAAGCTGCCCCAACCCTATTTGGGTCGGGGCGGCGCAAGCTCTTAATGCTTGATCAAGTGAATGGCGGGACGGACCTCAACTCTCGTCGCGCGTTCCTCGCTGACCGAAGTCATCCCAGCTATGGTCCAACCGTGACGCACCAGCGCGTCCAGGTAACTCATCACAGAGGCAGACGTGCTGGAGATCGTGACCTCTTTAATTCCGAGCTTGTCCATGCTCTCCAAGACTTTTTCGTCAACATGACTCCCAACGTTCGAATCGAAGTCAAGGACAGGCTTCCCGTAGCGGCGCGATCTCGCGTAAGAGCTCACAAGGAAATGGGGGTACTCCCCGTAGTACTCGGTTTTGTACGCCTCGTCTAGTTCTTGGTATGCCTTCATTTTCGTGCCCTTTCTGGGTGGTGTTTTTTGTTGACAACTTCATCATAACAGAAGGGTTGGAGAAGTGCAAGTTATTGACGGGAGGATATGCTACAAAGTTTCGCCGTCCAAATACTCCAACACGCGCCCCAAGTCACCAGTCGCGTCACCCAACCTGACAGCCCCATCAAAATCAACCGACCGCAGCAACGCAGCTTCATCCGCCGCAACAGACACTCCAGAAGACCTCAAAACGTCAACCGCAGAACCGACAGAAAGCACACCGCCCTCGACAGCCCTAGAAACCCAATCAACAATGCCAGACACGTCCTTCGGCATAAACTCTCCAAACGCCAAAGTCGCGAAAGCAGGCAACTCCTTCCGGCCCCCAAGCATCGCCATACGCTGAACAAACTTAAACAAAAGCGCATACTTCGACCTGCGCGCCAAACGCAACTCCCGCACCGCGTTAGACAACGGCCCATACTGGATCTGCAACGCAACACCGCTCAGAGCCAAATCAGACCCCCAGCCCCCAAGAGCCACCTCCGGAACGCGCGCAGACCGAGCAACACGCCGCTGCAAATCCCTCACCCGCTCACGCATCTCCTGCAACTGAGCCGAAGTGTCAATCGCCCTAACATCCCCCTGCTCGCCCACAGTAAACACGAAACCAGGCTCAACTCGATACTCATTACGACCGAACGCAGACCCACCAGCACCCTTCATCACCAACATTGGCGTACCAGTAGTGCCAGAAGCAGCAGTCGCGTCCGTATCCGCTGCAGCCAGATCGTCAAGCACCTGAACAACGCGCGACAAGGAAGACTCTCCAAAGTGCTCACCGGTTGCCGCGTTAGGCATGTGTACCACGGGGATAAAATCAATCCCCAACGGGTAGCGAACAATCTCTCGCCCAGAATCATCAACACGAGGAATGGCCCGCGAATCGCTCAGCGCATCCACCCTAGTCATATCAGTCAAATCCCAAACCAAATCGGACATGACACACTCTTCGTGTGACACACCCTCGTTCCACGGGTACTTCACAGCTCCGGTAGGCACCATCTCGTAAGTGATCCTGCGAAGCTTCCGCCTGCCGTCCTCCTCAAACTCCCACGCGAGATGAACCTTCCGAGGAAACGGGTCACCATGCAGCGAATCGTCTAATACCGGAAAGTAGAAACCTGGATCAATCCGCGACACCCTGGGTCGAGATCCGTCCCACCGGAGAACCCACACCGCGTCCCCCAAAGCCACGCAGTCCCGTTCCGCACTCATCATGCTAAGAAGGAAGTTCTCTCTTTCCATCCACTCACGCAAGAACTCGAGAGCACCCTCATCCTCACATTCAACATCCTGCCTGTCGCCAAGAACACTAGACACCAGTTGGCTCACGATAAGACCCGCGTCGCCATACTCGCGAAGGTTGGAGAAATCGTTCCCATACTCGGTCGCCAAAGCTCCAGCTCGATTACGAGAATAGGAATCAAGAATCATGTAGGCGGTCAGCCGGCGCCTATCCTCTTCGCGAATCCATGGTGCCTGAAAAGCGTTCAACGCTTTCCCCATAGCCGGATGATGGTCAAGCGCCGAATACTGGTCCAAAATCATAATCAGTCCTCCGTGTCCCTACAAGACAAGTCTACCTTTGAAGCCTTCGATCAGTAACGGTCACTCCGCCCGAAGCCGCGTCTAGCATAAGATCCCAAATCGCCCATACTGCAGCATCTAGCAAGTCAGGCGACTTCTCGCCCGGCGCACCAGTGTAAGTCAACATCTGCTCCTCCAAAGGGGACATCATCTGAACTGGACCAGAATGGTGAACACGTCCCTGCTCGTATAAAGAAGCTACCGGCGCGGCGCGTGCACGCTTATCCCGAGTGGCGTGAACAACACGAACCGGCACGTCAGGCGCAACCATTCTCATAACTGTAGGCAAATACTCTCCACCGTTATTCGCTTCAATAACTACCGCATCCGCCTGGAATTTCCGATACAACTCTGCAGCTCTAAGCATGGCCTGCTGTGGTGTGAACCTGTCTTGCTCAGCGTGCAACACAAAAGCTTCTGGAAGATCCGGAGAATACAAGCCGATTCGAGTATTGCGGCCAGCAACAACCATCGCGGTCAAATCCGACCCTTCCTCACTAGTGACAGCAGGATCAACACCGACCACGAGTCGGTCAAGTGGGGGAGCGGCAGCTCGAAAACCATCACCGTCCAGCATCCATTGCTGCCAGAGTGCGCCTTCAACATCTTCGAGAAGCTGGCCCGCCAACTCCTGGCGCCCTAACCGCGTGCCCTCATAATCACCATAAATCTTACGCAACGCGACAGGGGACAAATTCTCTTTATTCTCATCCGTATGGCCCCTCGTAATAACCACTGTTTCAGGCGTCTCCTGCCCCTTACGGACAAGCTTCTTAATGTGAGCCAACGCCTTCGGAGTAGTGGACAGGACAACCTGGGGGGCGGCAGCTTCACGCAAACAGAACCACAGCATGTCATAAGTCTCTTGCGCCACCCTCTTCGGCCACGCTGCATACTCGTCACACCACGCTTTATCGAACGCCCAACCGCGAATGTTGTCCGGCACCTCCGCAGAAAACCCATAAATAACAGTCCCGTTTCGAAGCGTTAACGCAAGACCTCCAGGGCCACCTCCCGCCGTGTACTTCACCTGCTCCTCCGCAGGAATCACAGCCAACAAACCAGACTTAGGCGACTCAAAACAAATCTCCCGCACAAGCGACGCGCTCTTAGCTAAAACAGCAATCTGCAAACCAGGCGTTTCCGCCCACTTCCGAACCATCTCCGCAGCAGTTCGAGTCTTACCCCAACCACGGCCAGTCATCATAAGCCATTCAGACCATTCGCCTGAAGGTGGACGCTGAGCCGCGCGGGCATGATGATGAAGCCACCCCTCATGGGGCAGTCCATCACATCCAGGCACATCACAATCCCACCGAGAAGCAAGCTGTCGATCCCGCTCCACCAACGCATTAACCACTCTTAAAACCTGCTGGTCAGACATCGCACTCAAAGACCCCAAGGCTCCATAAGTCTGAAGGAGCTTACGACCTACGACACGTTCTGCAACACTGCTCATGGAAGCGTCCCCACACTCCTACTCTGCCCAGGCTCCTTGTCATCCCCCGTAATCCTCAAATCGATCTCCCGCTTAGCTACCTGTAGGAGGTCCCTAGTTTGTTCCGCTGACAAGCTGGAAACATCTCCTGCGATAGTGTTCTCAGAGTCAACCGGGGTAGCGTCGCCACGCCCCGTCAGATTAAATAAAGCCGTCATGTACTTTGAAGAAACTTCAAACATGCGAGCCCACTCCGCAAAAGACATCTGCCCCGAATCCATAGCCCGGTTCAAACGTTCCATCAATTTGCGTTGCGCCGTAAAGGACAGCGCGACGATGTTGTCGAACGCGAGCTCCTTCTGCTCCGCCAGTTTTATTTCACGCTGCGCGTGCTGGTGGTCGTCCCATGCCCTGACTCGAATCACCCATCTCCATTGAGATGACCATTCGGCAATTAGTCGGATGCTTTTACCGAGCTTTTCGGCGGTTTTTGCTGCAGAGCGGGCTGCCCCAAGATCCCTGTAGGTGACGAATGCTTCATACGCTTTAGCGGTTTCTTGGGGTTGCCGTTCCCACGGTTCTCTATCTCTTGCTAGTTCCTGCTTTGGACGTTTCATTGTCCTGCTAGATAGTCAGCTGCCCATAGTTCGAGTGCTTGCCACGCGTTTGCTTGTGTGAGTTCTCCTCGTTGCTGCATGAGTTTGACTGCGTTGGTGATTACTGTTGCTGCTTCGATGGGGATAGACCTGGTGGCGATTATGGTCTCTATCGGAACGTGTAGTCCGCTTAATGGCTTGCCTGAAGCGTCGGTTCTGTATATCGGTTCTCCCGTTTTTTCGTTGTACCAGCGCTTTCTTAAATCTGTGTAGTGGTCTTCGAACACGTCTAGTAGTGCTCTTAGAGCGACCGCCGTGTTGAACACTCCGACTGCCCCGTGGGCTACTTCGAGATCTGAGACTATGCGGTCAAAGTCGTTTAAGCTTGCAACCCAATGTTGGTCTGATGCTCGTGCTTCGGTTGCGGCGCGTTCGAGAACCTTCCGGGCGTGGTCTGCTTCTTCGGGTAGGAACGAGATGCTGACTGTCTCGAAATCGAGGTTGGCTTCTCCGATGGATTCGATGGACACTTTTTCCAGTAAGTCCAGCTGCTGGTCGTCTAAACCCGCATATATTTTTAGGTCAACTTCGTGAATGCTCTCGTATAGCTCTTTCAGGATTGACGGGTCGTCTTCTCCCTCGATAGCGTTGTGGCTCAGCTGAATGGCGACGCGCTGGTTGTGGCTTAGTGGCTCGTCAGTCACCATGACTTCAATTTCGGTTAGGCCCGCGTCCCTCGCTGCCATGACACGATGATTGCCTGACAGTACTAAATACTTACCGTCGTCATCGAGACAGGCGAACGGCACGCTAGTGAGCTTCCCGTCTCGACGAATGTTGTCCACTAACTGCTGGTAGGTCTCGCGTTTCATCATCCGCGCATTGAGCTCCAGCAGTTTCAGATCGTTCGGGTCAAAGGTTCTTATCTCAGTCTTGAACTGTGCGCTGCCCATGGTGCTTCTTCCATTCTTCGAATCCTTCTTCGAGTGTCCACTGTCCGAAGGGTGCCACGTAATTAACTTTGTACCGGTACGGTCCGTTCTTTTCTTCCGTAACGTTGAGCTTCTTGAATAGGCCCCTGTACTTCATGCTCGACGGATTCTTGGTGAATGCTGTCGTTACCACTTCGGTACGGTGCCGGAGGTCGGTTCTTGCTAGTAGACGTTGCGCTTCTTTACTTAAAGCCGCGTACAGGACAAGTTTTGACAACCGCTTGTAGTCAGTAGGGCCTACAGCAAGATCAGTAATCATGTACGCGCCGCGCCCGATGTTTTTGGGGTCGAACGCGAACATTCCGATTAAGTACGGGCCGCAGGTTACTGCGCACTGGATTCGCGCGCCGGTCGCTGTCTTGATACCCCGAGCCAAATACTGTGCTTTCAGCGTGTCCATTTGGCCCATAGTGATCGGGTGGATACGAAGCGGCCCTTCTTCCGGTAGTTCCTCGCCGCGTCTAAGCCGTGGAACCAGAATGTGCTCTAGCTTCCGGAACGGTTGCACTGTCTTAGTCCGCTCAGTGGTGGAATAAACGTAAAACTTCCGCGCTAAGACTGTGGTTTGCACTTCGGCAGTGAGCTTGTCTTCAAACTCTGGGTACTCGCTCATGTCTTTGAGAGTGCCCACCAGGAAATGCTCCCGACGCGCTATAGAGCACGCCAATTCCTCGACACCTGACTGGCTGAGAATCTCATATTCGGGCGGGTCCCAGTCGAACATTAGGTCAAGGCTCTTCCACATGCGTTCATATCCGCCTTCATCGAATGGCGGGAACGAGATAAGCGGATCCGTCTTTGGAGCTTTCTCCACCCATGTGGCGGCGTCTTCAGCATCAAATGACACGATCTGGCCGCTCATGTGATCAATGCTTTTTTCGAGCTTCTCCTTGGTCGCGGCCCAAAGCTTTGGAAACTGCGTTCGATAAGCCTGCACTTGCCGTTCATGGTAGGGGTGCTTTCGTCCTAAGTCAGGAAAAAATCGTGTGCCAAGCTGTATGGTCGCCATGGTTCCTGGACCGTCGTCAAGATAATCCTCTAACCAAGGTGCAAGCTGTCTCCCTGCGTCGCTCAAATGAATACCCAACGGCTGTTGCGTGTACATGCGCCCCAATGCGCAGGAATAAATCGACACGTCATTTGAATGGAGCCTAAACCCCATGTCTGCTAACACGCGCTCGATAGTAAAATTTCCTGAGCACGCAATCCAAACGTCTGACCCTTTAGGCCATTCCCACGCTGCTTCCTTAATAATCTTCTGCAACGGAGTTGGGATAGTCCCTAAAAACATTAAACCCCTCACGTTCCCCGAGGGCAGGAGGTAGCCCCCACTGTTGCTCAGTGGAGCGCCGGCCAGGAATCGAACCCAGCCCTCCACACAGGTTGTGTGGCGTGCTCCCAGCACACTCCCGGCGCATAACTGAGACTCTAGCACAAAATACTGTAACCCTACTGGAGAAACAGAAAATTAAAAGAGCACGTCACCTTCTTCCAACGTTGGCCCCAACTCTCGAACCGGATCGCCAGTCTTCTGCTCCCACCACTTCGCAAACGCTCTTCTATGACACCACTGGCCAGGCTTCGAAATATCCTCAAAACATAGGAGCACTAAGCGGTAATCTCCTTCAGCCTTCGCGATACTTTCGAACAGTTCGGCAAATTTTTTAACTCCAACGCGATCCAAGTCCCGCCAATACGCTTTTCTGAACTGCTCCTCATTAAGTCCGTCAGCTATCAGCTTCCACCTCGGATAAACAGGTCTAGCCTTGTGCTTCAACTCGTACCTGAGCGGAAACTTTGGCGCCCCGTTAGACGTTTGAATTGGCACCCCGCTTGAAGGGGTAAACCTTGCGTATGACGCGGTAAATAGCTGGAAACTCACAGGCCCTTCAACTCTGATTCCCACGGGAAATTGTCTACAAAATGTCCAAACATCGCAGTCTTTTCAAAGATCGGTTTCGTCAAACCGAATCGTTCAATCGTTGCCGCAGGGCGGAAATCAAAATCCTTGTACCGTTCGGTCGCAGCTTGAATATCACCGTCACCTGAAACGCTGAAGGAGACTGGTTCAGGCTTGCCGATTGCGTACGCCAGCTGAATTTCACAGGTGTTCATAACATCGTTCGCAACCAGATCGCGAGCAATGGAACGCGCCAAATACGCGGCTGAACGATCCACCTTAGAAGCATCTTTGCCCGAAAAGGCGCCACCACCATGCCGCGCAGCGCCGCCGTAAGTGTCTGCAATAATCTTGCGCCCCGTAAGCCCAGTGTCAGCCGCAGGGCCGCCAATCGTGAAACGCCCCGAGGGGTTGATTAAAACCTTGCTGGTAGGTGATAGGTGGGAGACGCCTTGAAAGGCCCTTAGGATCGCCGTTTCGATATCATTCGGCGGGATTTCCGGAGAGTGGAGCAGTGACGCAACGATTGTAGTTACTTCACCATCATCGTTCATAGAAACCTGCGTCTTCCCATCTGGTCCGTAAAGGTCAGGGAAACGCAGATGCAGATCGTAAAGCGCGCGCGCCAACTTAACTGCTAGCGAATGCGCAGGGTGAAGAGCGTCTGGCGCATTCGTGGCATACCCAAACATTAGACCCTGGTCGCCAGCACCTTGATCCAGCCCGAGACTCGCATTAGTGCCCATAGCAATGTCAGGAGATTGTCGGGATACGCGTGTTAGCACTTCGGGAGAATACTCCCACTTGTCTTTATAGCCAGTGTTCTCAATGACCTTCCGGGCTACGTTCTCTAAATCCACGTCAGCGCTGGTAGTGATTTCGCCACCAATCAAGAGCGTGTCGCGAGTAGCCATAACTTCGCAGGCAACGCGAGATTTTGGATCTTGCTCCAAGCAGGCATCTAGAATCGCATCACTAATTCGATCACAGAGCTTATCCGGATGCCCTGGTGTTACCGCTTCAGAACTGAAAATCGCCATCATTTAACCTCTTTCTTTCAGGTCTTTAATATCGGGATAAATAACAGAATACTTGGATTTAAGAAACAAAGGGGGCGTCCAGCGCGCCCTCCCCCTTGCGTTAAACAGTCAGTCCCACCAAAGCCACCAACCTTCCCTGGACGGGTTCCAAGAAGGACGTAGCGCACGAATCTCGTCCGGCCTGTCCAAAGCCGAAGAGAGGTTCAACTCCTTCTTTAGACATTCCCAAAGCTCGTTACACTCGCAGGTCACATCGTGGAAATCGGCAACCTTGAACTCGGGATGCCCGTAGTAGACGAACCCCTCAAACGTGACGCGCTCGTCCTGCCTCGCGGGGCCAATGGCATACCCAATGAGATCGACCTGTCCAGCATTTTCAACCGCTGCGCGCAGTAGCTCTTCGGCGACGGGTGAGCAGTTCTGGCGATCCCGTAGGTTCCGCTCCGGTAGTACATTCAGTAGCTTCTCTGCCGTTTCGGCGCCGACTCCATGGAATGGCTCGAAGTTGCCAACCACGTCTGGCTGCATGTCGTCGGTTGGAAGTGCTGACCCTACTAGGTGTGGAGAGAGAATCTTCTTGATCTCTTTTCTAGTCGACCATCCTCGCATACCGTAGTATCCAACGGTTTGCTGAGCTGTCACAGTACTCAATTTCTTGCCCTTTCAGTTGTTTTTGTTGACAGTTTAAGCATAACCCGTAACTTGTAGTTATGCAAGTTATTTAGAATGGGGGTTCCAAGGGCTGAGACTCGAACGGATCCGCGTCAACGTCACCCACAGAACCCTCGCCAAAACGCTCGCCCGGATTAGACCGAACCGCAGATACTCTGGCAAACCGTGTCGATACTCCAACTTCCTCCACCTGCATTTCAATAACCGAGCGACGCTCGCCCGAGCGCGTCTCAAAATCTCTCTGCACGAGACGTCCGTAGACAATAACGCGCGTCCCCTTCTGCAAAGAATCTGCTGAATGCTCAGCAGCTTCCCGCCACAAGGAACACCTCAAAAACAAGGTCTCGCCATCAACCCAACGCCGCTCGTTCTTGTCAAACGTGCGTGGCGTAGACGCGACAGTAAAATTAACGACAGGCGTGCCCGTCGCTGTATAACGCAACTCTGGATCGGCAGTTAAATTTCCGATCACCGTAACTAACGTTTCTCCAGCCATCTCTCCTCCTTTAGGCTGATATTGACTTCGGGTGACAAGCGGGGCAACGCGCCAACACGAGACGCCCCTCTTGCATAACCTCAACTAGCCGTGAACGCTCATCACACTCGCCGCACCAAGCTGGTGGAGGTGCTTTCACGTTCCTAAATAACGGCAAATAACCTGCCACGTGTCGCGGCGACCCCCTTGCGTGATCCCAACCCGATACGGCTGCTTTAACCAACGCAGGAACGCCACGGGTCTTAATCAACTCCACCAGCTCGTCATGTATGGACATGTCCAAAGTAGAAAAAGACGTCCCGACACCCGCCTCTGAAAGCCCCTTCATAAGATCGTCCAAAGGCGACTGCGACTCGGCCTTCCGTCGCCTAAAACGTCGCTGGCGTTCACGATTAGACGCACGCTCTTTCTCTAACGACGACTGTCCAGAATCCCAATCAGCCAGCAACCATCCACCCGGTGCGACTTCAAGAAGACCCGCGTTGATCAACTTTCCAGTAACTCGCCGCACCCTAGCGGCAGTCGGCTTGCGCATAAGTAACGGGACCGCTTCTGCAGGAACAAACCCATTCGTCTCTTGGTCGCCTGAGTACTGATAAGCGCGATACAGAAACACTTCCGCTTCGTCATCCAAAGTCAGCACAGCAGGCGACCTATACACATCCGTGTACAGTTTCACCCAACGCATCTCGTGCCGTCACTGCTAAGCAAGTACTGGTTACCGTCCCAATAAGACACCGGAACCTCAGAGGGGTCAGCGTGGCGCGAGACAAGCCACCCCTCTTCCCGAGCCTTCCTACGATTCGACTCAACCCATCCATGGCAGCCCGTAGTGCCAGTCCCGCACAGGAGAACCAAATTAGACATATCCTCTGCTAAGCTCCGATTCGCCCCACCCATACCTCGAGGTACGCGATGGTGAATCGAATACTGCGCAACAGGGATCGCGTTCCAGACAACACGTCCGCATTTCACGCACTTACCATGATCCCGATCGATCACTCGCTGCCGAACCATCATCAAACAGCCCTCCCTACGCTAATGCTTCGCGAACCATAGCGCGGTTCCGTCAACGGAACCTCGTAACCAAGATCCTCAATCAGCGCCTGCATAGCGCTCGCATCGGGCTTAGCACGATAAAATGCCGGCTTGCTCCAGTCAAGAACAAACCCTCCGTACTGTCCGTTCTCAGTATCCGACAACACGGCGCGCGCCTTCTTCTTCATGTCGCGCCCCTGCTTCTCAAGCTGGAATCCCTCGAAATATTTTTCTAACTCTTGCTCCACGTCAGTCTGCCCTTCATGGATCAACAGCGCCTGAGGATCACCGTCACCCGAGTATCCCCAACACTCTGTCCGGAAAGGACAAAAATCGCAGCCCGCCGATAGTCCAGGGCCGTCAAGCTCTCGCGGCAAATCTTCAGGTCTTGCCGAATCGCACACTAAAGAAATCCTCTCAAAAGCTTCCGCAAGCCTTGCCGGATCAACAGGCTCCTCCCAAACCCATTCAGCGCCAGACTCTCGAGACAAATACCGGATTCTGACTACATCGGCATTAATAGGTCCTAGCTTAGTAACGGCACGCTGTAACCCTACGTGAGGACGGGACTCATTAACCTGCGTCCCAAACTTGCTTAGCAAAGCTACATAAGTGTAAACCTGTCTGACGTGACTCTCTCTAGGCCCCTCATCGATTCGGGTCTGAAGAGTCCTCTCATTACGTATCGTCTTAAGGTCTTCAACAATTGTCTGTTCGTGGGACTTCGGGCGATACCGCGAGCGGATGCGCTTCGCATAGTCGTGAGATAGGTAAATCAGGTCAACATTGCCCGATACTGGCGTGCCGTAACCCACCTGGGTTTCAACCAAAGCGCCTTCTGTTAACCGCATGGCTTCCAATGCTCCCTCATGCAACCAGGTGCCGAGAATGGCGCTCATGCCGGTTTCCGTCACGTCAGACTCTTGAACGCCGTGATGAACATATCCCGCCCTTCTTACACACATTGAGAGAGTCGAAGCTCCCAGCGTTGACTGAACTGACCTAGGACGCACCTCGTCAACCGCAATCGCTGCTTCTTCTAGACTCACGCCACTACCTCAACCTTCTGATAGTTCACTTTCAGGAACCGCTCAACGTCGGCCTTCCTATAGCGCCGTTGCCCACCGACCTTTATGAACGGAACGTTTTGCTTCCTGTATGCCCACTGATTAAGCGTAGAAACAGTCACGTTTAACAGTTCGGCTACTTCCTTGCTGCTCATCAGCTGGTTCTCCATCACTCTCCTCCTTCAAAGTTCGGAGCGCCTTCGCCACGTAAATCCGCTAGACGCTCGGTGATAGCCACGTTCAATTCGGCGCGATCCCGAGCCAAAAGAGCCCCAGAGTGCTCGTCCCAAATGCTCTTCAGAACTGTCTCATCTCGCGTCATCTCAACCCTGTCCAAAAGCACGGTGAGCGATGAACCAGTCAAATGTGGCATGTCACGGCCCACTGTGTCCCTACGGGAACATCCGAGCATGTCAAACACTACGCGCTCTAAATCTAGGCCACCCTCAATTGGAATTGGGTTCCCGTCGCTAGTCGAAAGATTCAAGGAGCGCGCTTTCACGATCTCTGCCTTACGGCCCTGCAAGTACAGATAGATCACGATGGTCGCGTCATACGGTAAATCCTTGTGAACGTGCGCTTTCCATTCAGTGCCACCGGTAGGGCGCCCCTGATTAAATACTGAGACTTCCTTAAGTCTCGCAGTAGCAACGACTATAGCGGGCATCGTCATAAGCGCTTCCACAATCAACTTGTGTCGTTTTTTCGCTTCGTTCCAGACAAGAGGAGGGACAATCGGCTCAGCATCCGGATCCCGACGTAAAAGCTCCTTATTGCTCTTAAGCCTTGCAGCCCGAGTCGTAGCCCACTGCGACAGCATCTCCCAAAGCGCGCTCATAGAGTCAATGCCTAACATTACAGGCGGCTCTCCTGCTTCTTGAGCGCGAAACGCTTCGTTACGCACCGCGTACACCTGCTCAAGAATGCTCTCGTATGTTCCGTCATGGACAACGACCTCATACTTGGCGCCTTTTAGCGCAGCATATTCGTCTGCACTTCCCTCGCCAAGGTCTAACCAAAAGCAACGACCCAACTGCTTTGACGCGGAGAACTTGGCGATCGCGTAACTCTTGCCGGCTCCAGTCTCTCCTGCGAGAAGTATGAGCGGCCAGGGCGCCTTGCCTGTCGGCTTTCTAGTAACTAAGTTCGGTGGCAT